GGTCAGGCCCATGAAGGGCCTCGCGGGCATCCCGATGCCGTGATGGATCCAATAGCCCAAGACGTTATGCGGCGGGCCTCGCTCGCCGGTCTTGATCATGCGTGCGCCAGTCTCGTATTCGAGGTCTTTAGCGAGTTTTTTGGCCTCGCCACGACGAAGGGTCCTGTAGATCTTGGTTTCGCCGAAACGTCCCTCGACGAGCCCCGCTTTTCGCATCGCTCGCGTCTGAGACGGTGCCCTCACTTCCGGCGATGTGCCGTTGTCGGGTGCGATCGTCACCTGGACGTAGTCGGCCGCGATAACGGTGTCTCGCACCTTGATGCTGTTGAGAAGGCCACCCGTCAAGCGAAGGTCGACTTTCTGATCCTCGCCCATGCGTTGGAGCTGTCGACGGTACCGCGTCGAGTATGCGGCGAAAGCCTGTCCCGTCGTCGCGATGCCCTTGTCGGTGCGCAACAGGATCGCGCCTGGGACGAAAGCGCCAATAACGCGAGCCGCTTTCTCGGCGTCAAACTTGACCGGAGTGCCAGACCGTTTCGTTGTGATGCCCACGACGTCACCTCCGCGCTAGCCCCATTGTCTCAGCGTCGATGATCAGGCGCGATCCATCGGGACGGTAAATCCTGATCCCTTCTGCGATTGCCGTCGCTACTGTTGTGGGCGCCCAGCTATGTCTACACCCGTAGCCGCCGCAGTAGTCGTCGGCGGGCAAGCCCTGTCCGTTGTCCAGGCGCGCCGGGTCCGTCACCGCCTTGCCGACCCACTGTCGACAGAACGGCCTGTTCTTGGCGTCTCTCGGCCCGACGTAGACGTAGACGAGGTCAAGCTCACTCTCGAGCTCGCGCGCGGCCGAGACGACGGCGCGACGGCCGACGGCCATGATCGCCGCGTCGACGGCGGCGCTTGCTCGTACATACGTCGTCGACAGTCGCGCCCGCACCTCCTCGATGACGTCGGCGAGTGAGCCACCGCTTGCGATGCCTCGCGCCACCGCTTCGCGCATCTCTGGTATTGCCGCACGAAAGGTCTTTACGACGTCGCCGGTCTGTCCACTCACGATCTGGTCAAGCTCTTTTCGTGCGTCGAGCGGTAGCGTCTCAGGCGGTGCGCCGAGCACAGCAGAGACAGCCTCGATAGCGCGCTGGCCGACGACGCCAGTGAGCCGCTCGCCCTCTTGCTCGAGGCGGCTCCGTACTTGCGCCAATACAGCGGCCGAGGTCTGTGCCTGCCGACGGACGAGCGAATCCTCGCCTGGGAGCGTGTCAAGCGAGAGAAGGATACGCAGAAGATCGCGCTCAAGCGCAGCCTCCAATCGCCGCAGATCCTCGACGGCGGCATCGGCAACGACCCCGGCGGCGGCTGCACCGCTCATCGCGCTGCTTTCGCGCGCGCAAGAATGACGTGCGTCGTCCCCACCGTGCCTCGTGCGCGTCTCTCCCCGGCTCTGGTTGAGAGATAGTCGATATCGGCGCACGTCACCGGCGCGCGGTCAATCTGACGGGCGATTTCCTGTCTCCTCTTTGTTCGATTCTCTGCGCCGTTGTCTCGACGAGTAGACCGCCATGCCTCTTCGTCGGTGCAGTCTCGGATCGAGTCCAGCAGATATGAGCGGTCGCGGTTTTGGTCGCGCTCGCGAGCGGCTGCTCTTTCGGCTGCCACGATCTCGACGACGTCAAGCGGCCACCGCACACCGCCCTTTGGGCCGCTTTCCGCTGGAGCGCATCGATCTGCGAGCCAGCGCTTGACGTGAGATTGACAGCACTTCAGCATTTTTGCCGCGTCGCTGTTGCTGATCGTCGTCATTCAGTCGTCTCCCGTGGCGACGTGAACGGCGACCCTGCAAGCGCTCCGGGCAAGCTCGCGATCGTGGTCCGCGTCTGGCCGAGATAGGCCTCGGCTTCGGCACGGTCGGCCGAGAGGCCCAGCATCACGCGTGCGTCGGCGTCGTCGATGATCCCTGCCGCTTTGAGCGCAAGCACGCGATCGGTCTTCTCGGTGTCCGCCTCGTAGGCCTTGCTCTTGGCAAGCTTGCACCTTGGGTCGACGTCGCCGAAATCGGCAGGGGCATCAGGATCGAAAAGCTGCAGCACGTCAACGACGATCGGCAACAGTTGGCGCTCCTCGAAGTCGACGAAGACCGGCCGCATCTCGGCGATGCGCTGGTCATGTGGCGCGTTGGCGATCATGCGAGACACACCCGACTGAGCCGCGCCGGGCTCGACTGCGTAGGCGTCGGGCGAGTTGCCGCGAGAGACGCCGAGCTCCTGCAGGTCTCGCGTGGCGCTGGCCTCGATAGCCGCATGGTCCGCGCCCGCAGTCTGCGCCTGGAGCGTCTCGCCGGAGCCAATTTGGAGCACGACCCCAGGTCCGCCGACGAGCTCCGACGTCTCGCGAATCGTGCCCGAGTAGACCCACGTCGCGTGGGCCTGCATATCGATCACGTGCTGGCGATTGGAGCGCGCCACGTTGAGCGCGTCGACGTTGACCGACACATCCCTGTCAGGGTCTGGCCAAAGTCCGCTGGAAGCCGTCTCAGTTCGCAGGAAGGCCACTGGCAAGCGACCTTCGTAAACTTCGGACGCCGTCGCCACTTTGCCATCCTCGCTCACACGTCGATGCGACCACGGCCCAAACGAGACGATCGCGCCCAGCTCGTCCTCGACGACGGGCCTCGACCAACACCACCAAAGCGGCGACGTGCTGCCCGACGGCGAGGCTTGCCGCAAGGCGACGAACAACACCGCGTCAGGACTGTCAGGCGCCGACGGGTGCACGATCGTGACGACGTCGTGGCCCCAGTAGAGATGTGCCACCGCATGGCCCTCGTCGTCAGAGCCGACGCGCTGCCACCCGCAGACGACGGCGACGGCTCGAGCCCCAGCCGCGCATCGGCGCTCGGCTTCCGGCATGAGCACGTCGAGGCCCATCGTCCGCACTGCTTCCGCAAACTCAACGGCCCTCACGTCGTCGACGTCGAGGGGCTCGCCCGATTCGTCTTCGAGGTAGCGTTGCGCTGGCTCAGCGTATACTCCGGAATCCTGCCGCGCGAAGAATCTGAGCCAGTTGACGGGGTCAGGGCGCAGAGATTGATGCGTCTTTGGGTACGCCGCCTTCAGCGCGTCTCGGACCACGCCGATCTGGTCTCCGGAGTAGCGAATTGCGATCCCTTTGACGACGCGGTCGTAGTCCGCCGCCCGCTGGCGACGCCCGGCATCGAGCAACGCCGTGAGTTGGTCTGGCGTCCAGGCCCCCGCCTGATCTCGGATCTGGGTGACGATTGCGTCGCTTGCGCTGTTGACAGTGAGCATGCCGATAGCCTACGCCACCGGCCCCCACTCGTCTACGACCGGCGCATACGTCGACGTGGTCTGTGCCCGTCGATGCACAGGGAATAGCCGATGGCACACGTACCCAAGCGCATCGAGAATGTGCGAGACGTCGAGAGCGCCGGTCTTCTTTTCAGGCTCGCCGTTGGCATCGAGGGCTTGCGTTTCGAGTGCCCTCGCGAGCGTCGGGCATGCGTCGACGTCGACGGAGAGACGACGATCCCTGAAGAGCACGTTGAGGGTGTTGACGCGCTCCATGATCGGCGGGTTTCTCGTCGGTGGGTCCGGGCGAAACCCGGCCTGCAAAAGCAGGTGCACGTCTGACAGCGTCGACGTCGTGTGGAGACTTTGTCCGCTCGCGTCAGGGTATGCACGGATTCGCATCGCGTGCACATCCTCTCGCGAGCGACCGAGTCGACGCATGATCATTTGCGCCGTGCGCTCGGCATGCTCGTCTGTCGTCGTGCCTCCCTGTTTGATTACCTCGCCGACGACGTGGATGCGGCGGTTGACGTCGTCGACTTCGGCGATGACCCACTGCATATTCCTCACGTTGAAATCGCAACCGACGACGAGGCGCCCGCTCTTGACGACAGGAGCGGCGTTGATGCGGCGATCGAATCGGGAGTAGACGCGGCCGCCGCGTGCTGTGCGGATTCCTTCGAGTTTCTCCTTGATGGCCTCGTCGGTACCGAGCCGGCTTGCCGATTCGTCGACGTAGGACGCGGGCAGAAACGGGTTGTCCTGTGTCCTGATTATGTACTGTCTCGTCGTCGGCGAGGGGTTCGCAAGCACCGCCTCCCATGCTGGCCCGTAGCCCTCGGGTGTTCCGGTGAGGAGGATCTCGAGAGCGTCACCGACGCGGACGCGCTGCATGGCAGGGATCAGTGACTCGGGATCGCACAGCTCCCACTCGTCTGCCCACAGACCGATGGCGTTGATGCCCTCGACGGCGCGGGGCTTGTCGAGGCTGCGGCACCAAAGCTCGAATTTCTTCGTCTTGCCGACCTCGAAAATATGATCGGATACCCAACGTCGATAGGGGAGCCCCCACAGATCGCAGTAGCGAACAACCGCCGCTTCCATGACGTCGACGACGCTACGGTAGCTCGGCTCCGTCGCAAGGATTGGCCCGAGGTGTCCAGCGCGTAGACCGAGATCGACTGCCCACGCGACGCCGACGGACGTCTTGCCAGATCCGTATCCACCCGAGACGACACGGATCCCAGGGGCACGATCGGCAAGCACCTCGAGGTGACGCTGGCCAAACGTCGCGAGGCCCCGCTTCACTTCAGGATCGCTGGCGCAAAGTCGACGGTATCGACGGAGCTGTCGGGCGGCGGCACCGTCTTACCGGGTGGGCCGTAGCGTGCGGGATCGAGGGCGGCGAGGAGCGCCAAGATCGCGCCGCGGTCGCCGCTCTCGGCGAGCTCGCGCAGCTGGCGCTCGAGGTCGGCGACGGTGACGACGGTATCGTCCAGATCTTCCGCCTCCCATTTAGCGTGAGGCGCCAGGGCATGACCGAGAAGGTTCTTTCGGCACGCGTGGCGCAGCTCTGGCGCCGCATCGGCGACGAGGTTGATCACGCTGTCTGGCACGTCAGCACCGCGAGGCACGGCCAGCGACGGATCACCCATGCCGATCGCATATTCGGCACGAAGGATGTCGTCGACGGCGTGGCGCAACCAGCCGGGCAGGTTCTTGCGCCCCGCCTGCTTGCCGCTGTTGGGCTTGCGGGGGTAATTGGTCATACGCGACGACTATGCCACGACCGTGCCAAAAGCAAAAGCCCCCCCGCGAGGGGGCTTGTCGTCAGTTGAGGAACTTGACCGGCGTCCCGTCGCGGTAGCGGAAGCACTCGCCATCCCACTTAGCAATCCTCAAGTCAGCGTTGTAGGCGCGGCAGTACACCCGCCAGAGTGAGCATGCCTTGCGGCAGAGGCCCGGCGAGCTTGCCGGTGCACCGTACCACAGATCACCCGACAGATCACCCCAGCACAGATCACAGATCACCCCTGATCCGGCTTTGCAGCGCGGAGATCTGGCCCACACAAGCACAGCGCTTGACATCTTTTGCAAAGCGTGTAGACTGTCTTCACGGCGCCGCACTAGAGCGACGCCGAACGGGAGAGAGCAAAATGAAGACCACCACCAAGACCGGCCGCATCGTCACCATCCGCATCGCCAAGGGCGCCACCACCTGCCACGCCGTCATCGTCGCCCGCAACGGCCGCGTGATTGCGGAGTCCGACACGATGCGCCCCGCTGGCTGCGTCGACGCCGCCGAGCGCGACGGCCTCGCCCTCGCTGCCCGTATCTGATCCCACCACACCCCACCACCACGCCAGCCGGGCCAGCCCCGGCTCGAGGCGTCAGAGGAGACCAAATGAGACTGTGCAAAACGACACAAAGAGCCATCGTCCGCCAAGCCCGCCGCGAGGGACTGCCCGTATGGGCGTGGATGCTGGCCCACCCCGAGCTCAGGATCGGTGCGCCATGACCGACCGCGACTTCGATCCGCCCCTCACCGATCACGAGCTGGGCTACCTCGTCGACGACGACGAAGAGGTACAATGGTGCGACGACTGCGGCATCGAGATCCACCACCGCGGCCGATGCCGCTACTGCGCCGAAGCAGCTCGAGCCGATGACGAATACGACCAAGCCAAGGACGACCGATGACGGCCGCTGACCCCGATCG